GTTTTACAGAGAGGAGAGTATGCCTGTTGTAGAAAATACTTTGTCGGAGTGTGGGTACGAGCATAGTCCGATTGTATTTGATATTGATGATAGTACAGGGGATGTAACGAGTACAGGCATTGACTTCACCGGGAGCAACATCTTACCTATCCCTAAAATACAGAGGATTTACATAGACCGGATACCGGTAAATGATTTCTCATACCTGCGAGACATAGGATTCATACCGGAGATTGAACTGCAGAAGTCCCAGATGCTCCACTCTTCAGACCTGGATGAAACCACCGGACCTATTATACCGACGTTTGTAACGGCTGGAACCGACGATGAGACAAATATAGACGCTGTTCCGGAAATGTTTTTACCGGGCGCAGGAACAACCGAATGGTTAAACACGTCTGGTGATACAGATTTAACGGGGGATGTGCCGTTCATTCGTAGTTTAGACTCTGACATCGTGACAGACAGCCTTGTCGTGTGTTATAATTTCTTGGAACCTTCCGCTGTGGTTGCTCCTAGCTCCACGACATTTGGAGTTCAAAATTATTCAAATGCCGGACAGGCGCTAAATGCTAAAATGGTTGGTACCTCCACATCCTCAATTTTTGTTTCGGGGGTGACTATACCTTACCTCACGGGCACTTTGTATAAACCAAGTTCACGTTGGGGGTTAAAATATGCGCATTTAGATTCTAGCTCTGGTGCGTATGTAAGACTTCCAAATAATTGGAGAGGGGGAGCCTTATACCCGGNATCTCAACCTTTGGATGATTTAATTCGAAGTCCCAAAGGGTGGTGNATGGATTTTTGGGTTTATACGCCCGACCTTTCCTCCACTTTAACTTATGACCATCGTTATAAAGTTATCGCCGCAAATGAAAATTGTGGAGAGCCTACACAAGAGTCATCAGGTCTAGTTTTCCCCCCACNNGCTGGCAACATCAATACAACTGCCGACTTATCCGGGTCTTATNCAAATCTCCTGTACAAAAAACCTCGCGGTCTGATGGTNGGTTTCAGAGATAGAGGTTACCCAGGAACAGTGCAAGCAAGCGGACTAGAATTTTTCGTATTGCCAACTCTAGCGCAAAACTCAGATATATGGGGGAAGAGTGTTTGTATTGGAGAGTCTGTGAGCGGGGACGGGTACGGAGGAACCTGTACTACAGAACTTGGGTTTAAAGTGCCTTTATCCACTTCTTCTGAGTCTGGATACACCATCCTTAACGCTGCTAGTGGGTTCACACATTTTAATGTTGGGTGTGATTATGATGAAAATGCCATATCTTTGTATGTAAACGGAGAATTTCTAGCATCAGCGTCGGTTAGCACCTGCTTTGCCACGAAACCNGGACAGGCTTTAAACTTTCCGTCCCCCGTTAGCGAGGGATGTCATCAAGACAAAACCGGCGCATTTTTTGAACAGTTGTTTAGCACTCCGGAACTTCCTATTTACCCGGTTCTTACACCTTGGGTTCTGGGAGGCGGATACACGGATGGAATCGCGTTCGACGCACCCGCGGTATTCTCCAGCACCCAACCAGGATTTTTAGGTACAAACACAAATACAAGTTATTTTAGGACGGCTATGGAACCTTATGGAGGACCTGTAGGACAACATTCTGATTTGGAGACNACCCCTGAGATTCCTGGATTGGGTGGCTATGNTCAAGCGNCATCGGCCAAGGTAGCGAGGAGTGGGTTGCATGGACACTTAGGAAGTTTTAAGATGTATGCGAAGTCTCTAAATACTTTAGAAGTAAAACACAACTACTCCGCACAACGCCCGTTTTTTACCGGGATTAAAACTCCACATCGAATATTATAATGGCTTCCTACGGCGACCTTGAATTTGCTACCACCTCTAAAGAACGTGCTATTAAGGGGTTAGAGTGGCCTATGATGACTTCCAACACTGGTGGTTGGTGTTCTAGTAATTATAACGCTCAAGCAATTAAGCAAGGATTAATGCAGTTACTTCTGACATCTCGGGGGGAAAGACCTATGAGGTTAGATTACGGAACCACGCTTAGAAGAGCTGTCTTTGATGAGCTTGATGGNCGCACNGTTANATCTCTTCGTGANAGCATTCAATATGCTATCCTTAAGTATGAACCTAGGATTAATNTAAAATCTCTCCTGGTACAGCCAAGTGAAGACCAATCCGCCATAAACATTTCACTATCTTTCACTATTAAGGGTTCCGCCCTGGAAGCTGAGAAGATGGATTTGATAGTGTCCCAATCAGGAGTACAGATAAATGGCTGACCAGATACCTCCTCAAGGGAATCCACCATTCCAGGCTATTTACAATCCAAGTGGTTTTACAGGTCAAGTAACTTCCGATTGGATGAGGCTTGGAGGAATTCCTGAAGCTTTAAAGAAAGATTTAATTGATTTCTCAACCGCAGACTTTGACGACTTTAAGGCNAAGTTCCTGGAGTACATCAAGTCTGTATACCCAGCCGACTATACTAATTTTGTAGAATCCGACCTGGGAATGATGCTTTCGGAACTATTTGCCTATATGGCTGGTGTTTTATCTTTTAAGGCAGACGCGATTGCTCAAGAAAATTACCTAGTAACAGCGCGCCGACCTGAGAGCATATTGAAGNTGTTGGAATTGATTGGGGTTACTTTACATGGTCCGGTGTCCTCCAAAGCAAATGCTAAGGTAGAAATAACCGAGGAAGGTGATATCCTACAAGGCTCTACAACTGTTACTATTAACAAGGCAAATCGAACTGTAAGCACTACGAGTACTAAGGACAATTTACCTCTAACTTACACTCTTTATAAGGTTCAGTCCAATGGTAACATTGACATGAACTCGGATTCTCTTGTTCTACAACAATCAGAAACCACTAACCTAGACGGAAAGACTTGGGAAAACCTGGTTTTACTCGAAGGGACTCTTCAAGAAGTTACCGGTCAGTTCCCGGCTGCTACTGTGGGACCTGAAATTTCGATAGATTTACCTTCCGTGGTCGAAGGGAGCGTTATTGTCTCGGCATCCGATGGTATGTACACGGAGGTTGAGAATATTTGGTTTGCTTCGGGCGGAGAACGTGTTTTTCAAAAAATCTATAATGATGATTTTTCATGCAGGCTTAAGTTTGGTACTGGAGTTGTAGGAAGAACGCCGCCCCCCAACACGGCATACACAGTCTTGTTCCGCACGGGTGGAGGACTGCGCGGAAACGTCCCTCAATCTTATTTGAACTCAACAAAAACCGGCTTCTCGAACGTCGTTAAAAGCGATGTTAGCCTGACCTTCTCCCAGCCTAGAGCGGGCACGGGTGGACAGGATGCCCAGGATGTAGCGGACGCAAAACGTTGGGGTCCAATGTGGTTCGCAACTCAGTACAGGGCTGTGACTGGACAAGACTACACAACATTTGTTAATACTTTTAAAAGTACTTTAGGAAAGACTGGGAAGGGGTTAGCCGTTCTTCGAGATAATGGGAGCGCCGGCAACATGATTGATGTGTACGTGCTACAGAAAAGCACCGCTGACCATTTGGAGCGAGCATCTTTTGAATTTAAAAAGGAGCTTCTAGATTATTTAAATAAATATCGCATGTTAACGGATGAGGTTACAGTTGTTGATGGTGTTGTTAGAACGTTGGACCTAGTTACAACTCTTTACTTAGACAATTCTAGGAAACTCTCTGCCGAACCTGTTAAGGAGGCTGTAAGCACAAAGATTTCTGATTACTTCTCAACGTTGAATATGGATTTTGGTACCCCGTTTAAACTTTCTGACCTTATTACTTTCGTGTTGCAAGTGCCGGGAGTTCGGTATTTCAGCGTAGACAACTACACTAATGATGTCTATGCCGATTATAACGAAATTATCCAACTCAACAATTTTGAGGTAACAGTTAACTTTGTATAATGGACCGCACAACTAAGTACGATTATATTGAAGTTGTCAATAAGTTTGTTCCGGAGTTTTATCGGGAGCATGATTATCGTACATTCGGGGATGAAGAAGATGTAAGTCTAACGTTCCTTGGGAAGTTGTTAAAAGCTGCGTTCGAAAACGATTTCTACCTGAGTGTAGACAATCCGTGTGGTGGTACTTATAGTCGAGACGAGTTAGCAGTTTGGTTTACCCCAAACAGTAATACGCCCCTTACGATTACCGAGTTTGAAGCCAAACTCATGGCTCCGTACGGGTTAGAAGTTAGTTCGTTTGCGAGTGATGCCGATTTAACGTCGTGGGTTAAAACGACCCTCTTGCCAGATATAGCTGTTAACAACCCTGTTGGTTTTTATTCAATACTTTCTGGGGTCGGCACAGGGCAATACAGCTCTCTGGATATTACAAAGTCGTACGTGCAGGAGACGTTGGGGTTATTTTATTTCTTTAATAGTTCTTCTCTATCTGGCGTTAGTGAGGTGGATTCTACACATGATTCCGTTAACGACTTGTCCTCTTTGGTTGGGGATAATCTTATGTCGGCACTGCTGCTTGGAGCCCCTGTAACCGAACAGACTGCCTACAACACATTGTTTGAATTTTTTTGGAAGCAAAGGCACGCTAGCAGTTACTATAAATCGTTCATACCTAACATGTATGCAAGTTCCACAGGGGCGGTATCTTCTAATACCTACTTATCCGGAACACAATTACTCACAGCAGTACAGACACAGTTGAATACGTGGATAGACCCCAAGGAAAAAGACAACACGTTTTTTACTGATTCTCTTTCGGTTTTAATTAGTGACCCTTACGGAGCAAAATATCCAACTAGAATGAGAGACGCGGGGTCATTCCAACGTTTCTTAAAGGCTATTAGTTTAGGGTTAGCGGATATGAATCTTATTCTTGAAGAAATTTCTGATTTGTTAGATATAGGGGAATGCCCCGAACAATTCCTTGAATACTTAGCGAATAATATTGGATGGCGCTTTTTGACCGGAAACTTCTAAATGGCGCGACCAACTATCCAATGCTGTAATGGTTTACAAAACAAAAGGTAGTGTTGTCGGGCTAGACGCTATTTTAAAACTTGTATTCCCTGACGGAGTCTTCTCCTTGAATGATGTTAATGAAGCGTGGGAGTGTTATATTCCGAAGATGATTTATTATCTTCTCAAATCAGATTCCTTCATATCCAGAGAAGATGTGATTTTTGATAAGCCGAATAGTGTGTTTGGTTCGTTGCCGAGTAACGTTAAGTTTAATCATGTCCAGGACGCCGGTTATGATAATGCCGCAGACAGAAACTACCGTTTTTATACAGATGCAGTGTTGGAGTTTATGAATAATCAATTCGATGTTATTAAATTAAACGGCAGCCCCTTCAAAGAACACCCCTGCTGGACGTGTATACCGGACCCTAAAGGTTTTTATCATAGAAATTACCCTAATGACCCGTCCGCCACCGGAGGGATAACGGTATCAATCCCCCCGTGGGAAAAGTATGGATTCTATACCGAAACCTCTATAAACGATAATGTAATAGAGTTTATTGGGGACGTGCTATCGGGAAGTCGAGACACCTTCGGTTTTGAAGTACCTAGCGGCACCGTAGCTTCGTTTAAATCTCTTATCTCTGAAGGTCTTAATCAGGTCTTTCAAGCAAGCGGGATTCCCGTGTTCGGCAACAATAGTAAGTTTAGATTCTTTACCTCTAGTCATGAGTTGCCTCCGAACGCTAGTTCTGTAATAACCTACGGAAATACAGAAAACATATTAGATTTTGATATGTGGAATACTAAGTCGTCTCATATATTCTCTGTTCTAGCAGCCTCTTCCTTGGATTATACAGTTGGAAGATACGACACCTTTAGAAATAAAGCGGCTTTAGAGGTTTACAGAGATGTTTTACGTGAGTTTATACCACTTCACGTAACTACAAGGATTATACTGTATCAAGATTTAGAAGATACGCATTGCGCTGTCGGCACATTATGCCCGCTAGGAACCCCTTGGTTAAATGATTTTAATACGGAGTACGTTAACTCGACTAGAGGGACTTTTTACGTTGGTGCTNGCGGTACGGGGGATTTAGGTACCACNTACGTAAACGGGGATGGGCGTGTTTTACCTTCCTATGCAAGTGGAACTAATATGTTTTTCTATGTAAGCGGCACCATCCCTCGGAATACATCCAGGCGTAGAAATTCCAGGTACGCTTTAGCCAAGTACCCTTTAGTGCGCAACGGCACCAGCATGCCGGTCGCGTTAAATCATTACGGAATAGCCACTTCGGCAGCCACTGTACCTACTCCATATCTAAAAACATGGGAATACCTTCCGAAAGGGTTTGAGTATGATATCCAGGAATATGCCCCAATGTCGTCGACCGTTTGGGATGCAAGCGGCTCTTACGGAGGAACTTTATGTAATGCCCCTGGAAACTCTATGAGCTCCCTTGATACCTCTACGAGCTATCCAATCCGAACGGTTCCTAACACGGGAGTCGATTGCTCTGGTTTTGTAATGTATAGAGATGATGTTAGTGAGTACATGGAAGCTATCATAGGGAAGTCCATCAGAATCAATAGGACCAATTTTAGTGACCCAATGTTTATGGATTACGCTTTTGGGGATTCCGTACACAGGGCATATCATATTTACAGAAATGAATTTAACGGTGTCTTAAGAAATCTCGTTTCCCCTAACATCCCGTTTTATGGTGGGTATAATTTTATCTCCTATGCATTTGGTCCTACTATTAATAATTCCGATTTTCGTTATAAGGGAGTTATTACAGATGCCACTATACAGACCCCGTATCCTGGACCTAGTGGAACCTCCACTTATCCTGTCGGGTACTTACCTGAATTTTCAGCTGTTGTAGGGGGTGATAATGCTGGAGGAGCTAAATTTAAAAATCAATTTGGCGCTGATATAACTTTAAATTCGCGCACGTATTTTAATTCAATTTCAGA